TCTAATGCCGCTCGGAGTTCAGGAGTATCATTATACTCCCAAGTGTCGCCAGATTTTACTACAAGAGTTTTTTTAGTCATATGTCTCCTATTTATTAATCGGTTTCTATTTGGGACTCAGCAGATACACTAAAGTTTTTAACCTTCTCGAAGGTAACAGTTCTATCAAACTTACCTTCTAAACTTTCTTTATGACTAATGACAAACACATTTGTGTTCTCATCAAAGTTACGTAGAATCCATCCTAACTCACTTGTGCCGTTTTGATCAAGAGAACCATCAAAGATCTCATCTAGAATAAGGAGGTTAGTATCCACACTATTCTTAAGTTTAGCAATACTACGCCAAGTGAGCAGAAGAGCAAGATCAATACGAGATTTTTCTCCCTCACTGAAAGATTCGTAAGAGAAAATATCTCGGAATCTAGATTTAATAGTTTCCTCAAAGTTTTCATTTAGAGTAAAATTAACATAAAAATCCATCCGTCTAAGATAATCAGTAATTATCTTATTCATAACAGGTAGGTATCTTTTGATAATTCTACTCTTTATTCCATTGTCTTTCAACAATTGAGAGGCAACACTTAAAGTATCTTTATCTTTTTTAGATGATACAAAAACTTCTTTAATTTTTTTCTTCTCTCCTACAAGAGAAGCAAGTTTTTCAAACTCTTCTTTCTTACTGTTAGTAGGAGAAGTCAGTTCTCCTATCTCTAGTTCACGATCAGCAACTTGCTGATCAATAGATGAGATCTCATAGTTGAGTTGATTGATAACAGAATTGATTTCAACAATCTGTTCAGACAGCTCTAAAAATTTTGATTCCCGTTTTTCTTCTTGCTGAATAGATTTTCCAAGATCAGCAAAGCCTTTTTCTAAGGTCAGTAATTCGTTGTCACCCTCATTAATCTTTTGATCTCGGAAGTCTTGACCAATCTCCTGTGTACATGTAGGACACACATGATTGTTAATAAAGAACTCGGTTTCTTTTTTACAGATGGCAATCTTTTGTTGGATTTTTACCCGAAAAGTATTGAGTTGTTTGAGTTTCTTTTTATTATCAGCAAGAGTTTTCAACTCAATGTTGTAGTCAACAAGAGCTATGTTTTGATCAGAAACATTTTTCAATGTTTCTGACTTATCATTCTTTAAACTTTTAATGATTGATTGTTTCTTTTCAATCTCGGTTTTTGTTTTTTTCTCCAATTCAAACATAAAGTTTTTTTGGAGATCAATTTTATCAGCAACCAATTTTAACTGATACTCAAGATCTTTAAGTTCATCGGTATTCTCCCTCATCTTATCTTTCAATTTAGTATTCATAACCGAAAAGATTTGAATATCTAAAATGTCTTCGATAATTTCTCTACGAGCTGGCACAGGCAATCTCATAAAAGGAACAAAGGTCGAAGAACCAAGAACTACAATCTGTGTGAAAGATTTGTAGTTCATCTTAAGAACATTTTGTTCTAAAAGTTTTTGTTGATCAACAACAGACGCTTCTTGATTCCACACTTGACCATTACATTCAATTTCAAACTTATTAGGTTTGATACATCTTGTAATTTTATATTGACTTTTGCCAATACTAAACTCTACCTCAGCAACACAGTCCTTTTCATTAATACTGTTAACAAGCATAGGCTTGTTGATCTTACGAAAAGGTTTGCCGAAGAGAGCAAAGGTTAGAGCGTCTAAAACTGTACTTTTACCAGCACCATTAGTACCAATAATCAAATTTGTTTTATGAGTTGTAAGATCTAATTCAGTAAATACATTGCCAGTTGAAAGGAAGTTCTTCCAACGGACTTTCTTAAAACAAATCATTCTAAATTTTTCGGGGGAATCAGGAAGTCGTCTTTGGTAATTATAGCATACTTATGAAATCTTTCCTCGCATGCTCCGATAATTATTTCTTTTTCTATCTCTATAATTTGTAGTTTAGGTCCAGAATCATTATCTAGCATCATAAAGTTATATCGTTCAGCATCATCTTCACTTTCAAATATAGGAATAATTTGATCACCCTCGTCATCGACGACAGAGAACACACCGTCTACTCTACTTTGAAGTGTAAGAATGTACATTATATTGCTTCACAACTTTCAATATATAGAGATCTCATAAGATTCTTAAGTTCGGTTTTATCTACAGACACATCTACTTCATCAACATATTCGTTCAAAAGAGTGATAGTGTCTTTGATTTCCAAATTAATTTCTTCGTTTACAGAATCTTCAGTAATTAAATTTTCTATGATTTTAATGTCGTGTACCCCAACATCATATAAACGATCTACCAAAGACTCAAACATATAGTAGTCAGTCTTTTCTTCAACAACAATCTTAATATACTTGTCAGCATATTTAGTGAGATCTATTTTATCGTAATTGGTAATTTTATCGTTGTAAAATATTTTATCAAAGATTTCAAAAGGATTAATTACTTTCTCTAGTTTGTTAATTGGAGGTTCGTATAGATGAAATCCTCGTTCATCTTTGTAATCATTCCAGAACATCTGATAAGGATTACCCAGATATGTAATGTTACCCTTGGTTGATTTATGGTGGAAGTGACCAGAGAACACTTGCTTGAATCGTTTATAGATCTTTGGATTCATACCATGTTCCATCTTAAGACCAGGAGTCACCTCAAACCCGTCGAGCTCAAGGTGTCCCATGACGATTTCGGCATTCGTGCTTTCGAGATGCGATAACGTTTCTTCTTGATTTTCTTTATTAATCCAGGGGACGAAACAAATTGGAGTATCTTCAATGTAAGTAGTACACACTCCATTGTATACCTGAATATTCTCATAGTCTTTTAGTAGTAGTTCAGGAGAATTAATCTCGTTGGTATTCTTATAGTAAACACAATGATTACCAAGAATCATATGAACAGTGATGCCCATATCAGCAAGACGATCAAAGTAAGACCTACGAATGCGACTCCAGACATTAAAATCAATGCCCTTCCTGTTGTCAAATGTATCTCCGAGATCAATGATCTCTGTAATTCCTTGTCTTTCAAGCGTTGGAAAAAAGATTTCATCATAAAATTTTTCAAAGTATTTCCAAAATGTTAGAGATCCTTTACGACCATCTAGATGCTGATCAGTGATTAAAGCAACGGTCACAGTTTAACGCCCATAGTAGCACCAGTGACAAAAGTATGATCATCAAGAGTACCATCTTGTAGACACTTGAGATGCCATCGTGTCATCTGAGCAACTCCATCTTCAGTAGCACCAGTAATAAAGTTAGCACCGAAGGGTTCTTTCAATACACTGGTATAAAGACCGAACATAGTTTTCTTGACATAGAAAGCATCATCAATCCAAACCTGATCATCAGGAATATTTTTTTCGATAGTAAGATTAGATCCTAGACTAGTCGCTAAGGTTGTCATCTTCCCCCTCCTTTACTTTATTAAATCCGAATGGACCTGCTCCCTTCTCTTCTAGTGCTAACTTCAGTGCGACACCACCAATTGCTTCCATCACTTTAATGACTTGCTCAGGTTTGGCATCCTCACCAAGTTCTTTAGCGACGTACCAATACTTTGGCCAAAATGTTTGACCTGCTAATTCATAGTCTTCTAGTGTTAATAGTTTCATCGATTCATCCTAATTTCAACGTTTTCTTTGATACTACCCATGTCAGCATAACTAGAGTTCATATCATTACCATAGTCATCTGTGTGCATGACATGATCGAAACCAGTCTTTTCCAAGATCTTTTGTTTGATGTCGTTCTGGCGTTTCTCTTTCTGAATCCTACGAAGGAAAGCGTAGTAGATAATTTGAGTAAAGTAAGCAAAAGGGTTCTTTGATTTTTCAGGATCAAAGTTGTTAATGTACTGAACACAATTTTCTACACCATCGGAGATCATGTCTTCACGAAAAGTGTAGTTGACAAAATTGGGTTTGTAAGAAAGGTGGGTAGCGATCTTAAGAAAACAATCTCCAATATAATGAGGGATCCTTGGGCGAGTCTTTTCCTGCTCCTGTGCCTCACGTACTTTATTTTTAAAGACAGTGATTGCTTCCAAGAAGTCTTTGTTATTTACGTAATACTCGGTGTTCTTTTTTGACATAAGACATGTTTTGATTTGCTTACCATTTATACAGTATAGTCCATGACTGTGTTCTTGTCAAGCAGCTTGACAAAACCTCAGAAACTCAGTACAATAACTCTGTCAGGGGTTAAGAGAGACATAGCTTTTAGCTAGTCTTATAGATCTTTTCTAGTGTTTTTTTCATATCATTGACAGAACCTAGATACCCCATCTTTTCGTTAAGTTCAGAAGATGGTACTTTACCACTAGATTTATCATCATCATTTCCATCTACAGTAGATAGATAATATCTTTCAATTCTTTTATCTAATTCGGACATTGTTAGTATTCTGTCCATAGGTAAGATAAACATATTATCGTAAGTTGAGTGAATCCAATCTACTAGAACAAATCCTTGTACTAACTCACCATTTTTACGAGATTTAACTGCTTCAACTCTTTTAGGATTTTCGACTAGTAGTTGATCTTCATTATCTAGATAACAAACTTTGGCAACTATTTCTTCACCAGTTGTTAATTTAATTGTTGAATAAAATTCTTCTTCCATATTATTTTAATTTAATAGGTATAATTTCATACTTAAAGTTTTCTTCCTGGTAAATCTTGATTCGTTCTGTCAAGTGGTTAAGGGTGTAATTGGTTCTACTATTGGAAGAGATATCGTCAGCGATATCGTATAAGGTTGCTATGTCTTTGCCTTCGCCTTTCCTGAGGACACGTCCAATAGACTGAAGGTTACGTACCCGTGACTTACTTGGGGAAGCAAAGATGATATTGTGTAAACGTTTGATGTTAATACCAGTAGAGAAAGTGCCGTAAGAAGCAATAATAACGGCGTTGTCCTGAGTCTCCGTAAGTCTACGAACCTCTTCTCTATCTTCTACATCTGTACCGCCATGAACAAAAAAGATTTCACGGTCTTGTATGTTACTATTTATTAATTCATAAAGTGGTTCTCCATGCTTCTCCACGTAATTGAATAGCACTAGAGTGTTTCCTTCAATATCTCTAACTAAATTTTTAATAAGGTTATTACGTTGTTCATGCTCAACAATGTATTCCATCTCGGCATGATAGTCTTCAAAATATTTGTATTCATGCTTACACACCAACACCTTAATACGAAGTTTTGATAGATGTCCCTGCTTGATTAGATCATCAGTTCTAGTAACCTTCTCACAGGCACCGAAGAGACCTTCTAACACCCACTTGTGTGTCTTACTACCATCTAGTGTACCTGTGAACCCAAAGCGATACTTAGCGTTGTGTAGCTTGGTCATGATGCCTGTCAGACTCTTCGACTTAAATAG